TGAAGAGAAATATGTAGATAACTCTGTAGTTATAAGCACATGGCAGAGTATATACAAGGAACCTAAGAAATTCTTTGAAAGGTTTGACGTTATTATAGGTGATGAAGCACACCAATACAAGGCTAAGAGTCTTACAGGTATCCTCACCAAGTGTTATGATGCTAAGTATCGTATAGGTTTGACTGGTACTCTAGATGGTATGGAAGCACACCAACTAGTACTAGAAGGATTGTTTGGTAGGGTTGATAGGGTAACCAAGACAGCTGACTTGATGAAGAAGGGACATCTGACACCATTGAAGGTGCGGATTGTACTACTTAGACATGGGTGGGTACCCTTTGATCATTATCAACAGGAGATGGATTACTTATGCATGCACACTAGACGTAGCAACTTCATTTGTAATCTAGCACTAGATTTAAAGGGTAATACTCTTGTGCTTTTTAACTATATCGAGAAGCACGGAGAACCTCTGTGGGAAATGATAAATAATAAGGTAAGTAAAGATCGTAAGATTTTCTTCATACACGGTGGTGTTGATGCTTATGAGAGGGAAGAAGCACGTAGCATATGCGAACGTGAAAAAGATGCTATAATATTAGCATCGTATGGAACCTTCTCAACTGGTATTAACATTAAGAATCTTCATAATGTTATCTTCGCTTCTCCTAGTAAGTCTAGGGTAAGGAATTTGCAATCCATTGGTAGGGTTTTGAGAAAGGGTGACAATAAAGCACAGGCAATGTTATATGATATTGCTGATGACTGCTCTAAAGATCATCAATACAATTATACATTAAGGCATTTATCAGAAAGGATTAAAATATATGATCAAGAAGAATTTGATTATGAAATTACCAAAGTTAATTTAAAGAGATGACAATTAACTATATCAGACACGAACAAGAATTCTTTGGAGTAATCAAGCTTACATCTGGAGAGACTGTTCTAGGTACTATGATTGCTACTGAGGAGGACTCAGCACCAGGTAAAACTGTATTTTATGTACAAGATCCTGCGTGTCCTCACAATCATCAGGTTGAAAAGGATGGACAGATGGGTATTGGGGTAGGTCTACTCAAATGGATGATGTTTGCTGACGAAGAATTCTATATGATTAATGAAGATGATGTTGTCACTGTGGCACCTATGTCTATGGAGTCTGTACTCATGTATAAGATGTGGGTTAGAAAAGAAAATGGTGGTAACAAATCTGAAGTTGAAGTAAAGATGAATAAGAATATGGGACTACTTGGCAAGGTATCAGATACTAGAGCTAAGTTGGAGGACTTCTGGAGAAGAACTAATTCCATTGACAATAAGTAAACATTCTTATATAATGTATACAGGCGAAACAGGAATATGGCTGTGGCAAGACAAAAAAAACAACACTATGTAGATAATAAAAAGTTCCTGGAGGAGATAACCAAGTATCGCCAGGCAGTAGATGAAGCACGTACATTAGATAAAGAAAAACCAAGGATAACACACTACCTTGCTGAATGTTTCTTAAAGATTGCTACTCATTTATCATACAGACCAAACTTTATTAACTATATGTTTAAAGAGGATATGATCTCCGATGGAGTGGAGAATTGTGTCCAGTATATTGATAACTTTGATCCTGCTAAGTCAAAGAATCCTTTCGCATATTTCACACAAATAATTTACTACGCATTTCTCAGACGTATTGCTAAAGAGAAGCGTCAGATGGATATAAGAGACAAGATAATAGAAAAGAGTGGGTATGAGCAAGTCTTCCACTCAGATAGTAATGATGACCACTCTGAGATGAATAGCATCAAGGGTCGTATTGAAACAAATATGAGGGGATAATGAAAGATTTATGGGCTGGTTATAGATCAGCAGTCTTTGATGTCTTCCCCGACTTAAAATTTGAATCTAATCATGCAACGTGGGAGAATAAGAGAGGTACTAAGTTAACTGCTGACTTATACAGTGGTGAGCATTTCCTTAAGTCTAGGCATGTAGATATATGGGATGATAAGAAGCTTAATATACACAACAATATCATATATCCTAAGACACCAGAGGTAGGTGAGGAGATAGTCCCCTGCTTTGGTATGGATCTGATGGGATTCAGTGATAAGAAGGTAATAATAGTATTTGATTTCCAACATCCAACAGAGAATTATCTGTTAGATGTACCACCATTACCTAAGACAACAGAGAAGTATCGTTTCTTTGAACCAGGTAATCATTTCTCTAATAATATATTTGTAAGGCACACTGAAGCAAAGCATGTAGACACATACCTACCTACATTCAAATATTATTTGTCACTTTATAAGGAGATGATAGATAAAACTAAACCTACTGGAGAAGATGGTACCTATTACCATGACTTTGATAAGTATATGATCAAGTTGGATCCTATATCAGGGTATCTGGGTAGTGCCTTCGGTAAAGAAGAGTCGGAGAAAATAATCAGGGAATTCTTTTTTAGTTATGCATAGAGATTTTGTACAAGATGTAGCAACTCTTCTCTCTTTTGCTATGCAGGATCTACCTGGTGTTGAGAAGATTGACAGTCCTATGAAGGAAGTCAAGAAGGATGGGTTAATAATTAGAAATACAATGTATAAGAGTCCTGTCTTAAGGAAGATGCACCTTGAGTTGGCAGAGATTAATGACATGAGGATACTACATTGTGTATTGTTTCCTGATCCTCACTATGCCTTACCTATATTTGGATGTGATATAGTTGCTAATGATAAGACAGTTACTGCTGCTATCGTTGATGTATCTCCTGTGCATGGTGTCCCAGATACATTTTATAAAGGTGTAAGAGAACTTAGTAACGAATATAATTTTAAGGGTAAGAGACCACTCCCACTGTGGGGTGATGAGATCTTCTCACCATACTGTAAGTTTACAAAATTGAGTGAAGAGATAGATATAGCAAATTTCTATTGTATTATTCTTCATTACCTTACCTTCTTTAAAGAAGGTGTATTAGATGCTGAGAAGGATACCTTTTGGGTTAATGTTATGAAGAGACTGGATGATCAGATCTGGTATTGTAAACAGCAGAAGAGAAACGATAAGACACGTGGTATATTAAAGCACTGGTTTGATGAAGAGTTTGCAGAAATGTATATGAATGAGGTATTGTTTGATGAACCATCAATTACATAATCTATTTCCTGTACCAGTATTACAAGGTACTATTGAACCACCATTAGGACTGGTTGAAGAGTTGACATCCATGTATAAGGATTGTAATCGAGGTGTATGGGCATCTGAGACAGGAGTATCAACTGGTGAGTTGGGTATGGATCTTCATCAGCAGTCACCTCTCTTGGAAGAATTAGTAAAATCTATGATGCCATCTGTTATAGAGTATTGGGATCAGCATCTAGGGTATGCACCTGCTGAGATACAACCCACTGCATCTTGGTCTAACTTACATGCTAGAGGTGATCGTACTGGTGAGCATTCACATTGTAATGGTAGGTTAGGATGTCATATAGCATCTGTATATTATTTGGAGAAGGGAGAAGGTGGTGATATTGAGTTGGTTGATCCTTTAGATTACATTCGTAGGTTGACCCCATTGCAAAAAGACCACGGTGATGCTATCATGGCAACACCAGTCGAAACTAGGACAGGAGACTTCCTATTATTCCCAGGTTGGTTACGTCATAGGACTCAACCTGCAACTTGGAAACGACACGCTATAAGCATAAACTTTAACGGAAATTTAGTATGAAGGTACTCCTAATAACAGATCAACATTTCGGTGTGCGAAATGACAATCTGCATTATGTTGAGAGGTATCGTAAATTTTATACAGAAACAGTACTACCTCTACTTGATAAGGAAGGTATTACTGAGATACTATGCTTGGGTGACACCTTCGATAGAAGAAAGGGAGTTAATTTCTCCTCCCTAGAGGCAGCAAAGGAGATGTGGTTCCGACCTCTGCAAGAAAGAGGAATAAAAATGACAATGTTGTTAGGTAATCATGACATCTATTTCAAGAATACTCTTCGTGTTAACAGCCCTGAGCTTCTTCTTGGGGAGTTTGATAAT